AGCCAGGTATCACGTAACTGCACCCGTTACAGAGCGAGTAAGGCTTCACGCTCATCGCCGAAACGTCCTCGAACACCGTGCCCACGATGCCATCCGCGCCCTTGCCGTCCAGGCAGCAGGTCGCCACGCGCCCGTCGGACATCACAAATGCCTTGCCTGTCGTCACCCAGCTGCATTCCATTCCTTTCGGGTGCGAGGTGTGCCATTGCACCTGCCCTGCCCAGTTGATCGCGGCGAGCGACGGATCGGCTGATACCCCGGAGAGGATGCCCGCGCGCTTCAGCGCCTCGACCGCTGGTCCCGCCTTCTCGGGGCGGTGCAGACTCACCCAGACCTTCGGCTTGTACGGCGCGATGGCCTGCGCCAGCTCGTTCGTCATCAGGAGCCCGTTGGTCGCCATGGTCAGGTCCACGCCCCAGCCAAGCGCAAAGCGGGCCTTGGCCACGAAGTCGACGAACTTCGGGTGCATCGTGCTCTCGCCGATGCCGGCCAGGTTCAGCTCCCGCTGGGTGCCGGCCAGCACAAACCTCTTCGCCCAGCCGAGAACGGCGTCGAATATCTCATCGGTCATGTCGATCTTCGCGCGCGGCATCTTAGGATGCGCACAATATCTGCATTTTAGGTTGCACCGGCTCGTGATCTCGACCTGATGGAGAGCAATGATCGGGGTCATGACAACTTGTGCTCCTGGAAATAGTTGTTCCGTGCCTCACGTGCCTCATCACGCTTGCGATAATTGTCCCAGTCTCCAGTCCAATCCACGAATCGCTTGTGTTGGCGGTGTATCTCGCTGGTTACGCTCGCAAGCAGCGACGAAAAATCCAGAAACGCTTCGGCATACAGATGCGACGCCGTCAGCGAGTCGCGACTGTATCCCCGAGCAAAGGCTGCGTCGTCCAGTACGTTGATGTAGCTGAACGCATGCTGGTGCGTGCCTCGCCCCTGAAGATTGCGCTCGGTCCATGCGAAAACACAGTTATCAATGAGGCCCGAGTCAAAGTAAGGCTTCATCACATCGGCCAGAGATGCCACCACTTCTTGAGTGCGTTCCTCTTGGCTTAGGGCTTGCAGCCGTTCTTTTAGCGCCACGACACGTTCATCGTCATTCATGTGATGCTCCTATCATGGCTTCCTCGCCACAAAGGCCGCCTTCGCGATGGCAACGTCGGGCAACCGCCTCACGTCCACGAAGCCCACGCACTTCAGCATCAGCAGCAGAACCTGCTCGCTCGGGATGAACCACGTCGGCCAGTTCTTGCCGCGCTTCACGTAGATCGGCTCCACCAGTGGCCAGAACAGGATGTCGTTCTTGGCCGCGTCGTGATGCGGCTTCACGATCTCGGTCTCCAAGCAGAGCCACCCTCCGGGCCGCAGCGCCTCGAAGCTCCTGCGCAGCACCAGCATCGGGTTCTCCACGTGGTAGAGCACGCCAACGTTGTAGACGACATCGAACGGCTCGCTGGTCTGGAACGTCTCGATGTTTCCGCCGAGCATGCGCCAGCGCTTGTGCTCATGGTTACCCAGCACCATCAGCGCAGAGGTCAGGCTCACCAGCTCCGGGATCATCTCCAGCCCCGTGACGTGCTCGGCCCCGGCGGCGAGCAGCGCGGCGACGTCACCGCCGGAGTTGCTCCCGACGCTCAGCACGCGCTTATCCTTGACGGGCACGGCGTCGACGAACTCCGCCAACATCGCGTCCGCCCGCTCGCGCCACGTCACCGTCCCGTCATCACCGATGCTCACCTTGACGTAATGAATGTCCGCGTCCGTCAAGTATTGGAGGTAGCGCATGATCGCCTCGTGCGGCTCGCACAGCTTCAGCCCCACGTACTTCCCGCCGTAGGGACTGACCGCCTGATGGTTGCGGCCCGCAAGATCGCGCAAGTGCTGCGCCATCTCGTTGTAGCCGGACAACTGCTGCCACTTGCCGGGGCCGCGGTCGGTGATCGTCATGTCGTCCACAATCATGGCGGCTGCGCCAAGAATCTCGCGTCGGGAGAGTTGCGTGTTCACGGCTTAATCGGCTCCTTCGGCTTGTCAGGCTGCATAACTGACGGAGCCACCACCGGCACCGCCGGCATTGATGCATCGAACTCCACCGCGTGTCCCGTGATGACCAGCGCATCGTTGCGCACAATCGTGAGCGGGCGCGCAAGCCGCAGCGTGGCACGAACCCCAACCACCTTCCCGTTCTCAACGATAGCGTTAGCGTCCGCCACAATGCACGGAGCCTCATCCAGCATGCGCGCCGTCAGCGCGTCAATCAGCGTGGCTTTGAGCATCATCATTCTCCTTGTAGAAACGCGGCAACGCGGCGCGCTCGGTATATTCCGGGTCGTTCCCGCCGAAGCCGACCTTGATCATGTCGAGCGCCTCCTGCTTCTCGGCCTCGGTGATCCACGCATCCTCATCTATCCGCTCACCCACGATCACCGGCACGAGAATGCTGCGGCAATTAAAGTGATTCGCAGGCGCGAGCCGATCAAGCTCGGGGTCATCGGGCTTGAATACCTTGTCGTGGAGGAACGCGCAGATCGGCGTGGTGCGCGTGTCCAGGATCGCCGAATAACGCACGCCCTCGATGTAGAGCGCCATGTCCGGGTCGTGGACATCGGCCAGGCGGCCCATGTTGTACGCCTCCGTCATGTTCGTGCGCACGATGGTCTCCAGCCGGAACGGCGTCGCCACCTCGGGCGCCACGCCCTCTAGGATGTAGGGCGCGAAGAGGTCGGCGAGCTTCCCCACCACGTCGTCCAGCGGCTCCCCGAACTGGATCGCGCGGGTCAACAAGCCCTGCGCCTTGCGCGTCAGGTCGTCCCTTAGAACACCGGAGATCCAGAACATGCGCTCATCCATGAAGCGCGCGGCGGCAATCGGCGTGAACGGTTCCGCCATGGCTATCGCACCGCTCACCTCGCGCCGCAAATCTCTCCGCCCAGCGGTGAACGCCATTCGAGACATCTCGCGGAAGGCGGAACGAACGTCGGCCCAGTTGCGAATCTGGAGCTTCCCGACCCACTCCATGCTGGTCGTCTTGGAGTTGAACGTCGCGCGGACGTAGTCCAGCAGCGCCTTCTTGGCGGAGACTATCGACTTCCCGATCTCGATGACGGCATCGCGGTCCATGCGCTCAAGGCGCTTCTTCAGCGCGTTGAAGTCCGGCGTGCCCGCTGCGGTGTACGCCAGCACGCGGTCGCACAGCACCACTTTCTGCCTCGGCGACAGGGCGAAGCGCGTGAACGGGCGCAGGTCCATCACCGCGCGCCTCCGTTCGGGATCTGCATCACGTAGTGCGAGTTGCCGTTGCCGTGGTCGTAGATCATGCGCACCCCGCTCCAGCCCTCAGTGATCAGGGCATGGACCGCGGCGCCCACGCCTTGCGTGCCGTGGTAGTCATCGAACACCACCAGCGCCCCCGGCCGCAGCAGCGGGGTGAAGCGCGCGAAGTCCCCGCCGGCGTGCGCCGTGTCGTGCGCGCCGTCGATGTAGAGCAGGTCGAAGGGGAGCGAGGCGTTGATGCGCCCGATGTCAGCCGTAAGCGAATCTCCCTCGATGTGACCCCAGCGCGCCCCGGTGTCGTGCTCGGTGAGTTGCCGCACCACGACCGGCGGATGATTAGGATTGATGTCCACCGTCCACAACTCGCCGCCCGCGCCCATCGCTTTGCAGAACGCGCGCCCCGAAACACCCTCGGGACCACCGCCAATCTCAATGATACGCTTGGCTCTCACAGAGAGCGCCAGCGTGGCGAGCTGCGCCCAGTAATTGTCGGTAGCGGTGTTCATTGGGCTTCGTCCTGCGTCGCGTAGCGCTTGAGCAGCGCCGCGAACTGCACTTCGGTCAACGGCGGAAGGGCATCCCGTTGCGCCGCCTGCCGCACGGCACCCTCAGCGTTTACGCGAGCGAGCACTTGCTCCCCATTCATCCTGTGGGGGCGCGGCGGCAGCACGCGTCCGGTTGAGTCTGCCCGTGCGAGCACGCTATACATCGGTCAGCCTCCCCGTCGGAACGTGGCGCAGCAGCTTGAAGTCGAAAATATGGGTTGGCAGAAGCAGGATCGTGCGGTCGTCAAAATAGAACAGCACGGTGGCCGCGCCTTGCCGCAGGTCGTAGCACCCGTCGTGCGCCGCTCCAGTGGCCTTCGTTATCCAGAGCGCGCGGTAGGGGAGGTTGGCAACCGCGGGGATGGCGCAGGGCTCGCGGCTCAGGATGATCGAGACGTTCTCCGCCATCAGCGTCGCCACGACGGGCGTCGGCAGCGTGATCGGCTGGGCGTTGGCGCAGCCCGCGAGCAGCAGAACGATGAAGGGTAGCGCTCTCACGTTTTCTCCACGCACACGCGCTCGCCATACGCGTCGTAGATCCAGACGCCACCGTGCTCCTGCGCGAACTGCCGCATCTCCTCGGTCTGCTCGTCCTCTGGAACGGCCTCTGCGGGCTCCGGCATGAGGGACTGCCCCAGCTCCGCCCCGCGCGTGGCTCGCTCCTCCACGTCCTTCTCGTCGGCCTCGGGAAACTTCAGCATCCCGCGGATGTGCGTCTCGTCCGAGTCCTGCGGCGTGACGACCTTGCCGCCGACCATCGTGCTCCACTGCGAGAGTATGTCCAGCCGCACGCCGTCCGTCAGCGGCATGAACTCGAAGCGCGGCTTGTCGTCCTCCTCCATCTCGCCGAAATTGAACGCCAGGATGTCGTCGATGATCTGCTCGTTCACCAGCTCCGAGAGCTGCGAGCGTATGTCCTCCAGCACCAGCATGAACACGTCGAAGTGGACTTGCGAGCGCGCAAGGCTCCCCTGAGCTTGGTCCTGCGTCATGCCGATCAGCCCCGGCATCAGGAGCGCGCGCGATATGTCTTGGTTGAAGAACTCCATAGCCGGCAGGAACACCCGCCCGACCTGCCCCGCGAGCTCCGGCGCCCACATCTCCAAGTCGTCCTTGGTCGGCCTCGGGATCGCCCCGACGGTGGCGGCCTGGAGCGAGGTGAGGATGTCGCGGAGTTTCTGCTGTTGGTCCGGCGTGTAGGCGTTGGCGTTGTAGAGCGCGAAGATCGGCGGGATGCCGAGCCGCTCCAGCATCATCGCCATCCACTTGTAGGCGTTGTTCTTCGTCCACCACGCGCGGTAGGCGGCCTCCAGGTCGCTCTTGCCGTAGTGGTTGGAGAACTCGAAGTCGTAGCTGTAGATGACCAGCTTCTCGAGCGGCAGCGCCTTCCCGTTCTGCGTC